AAAGCCGTGCTATAGTATCGGAAAGCACCAATAGCGTATCCGACAACCGGGCGCACTTCCGTGATGGAAGTGCGCCTTTTTTGTCGGTATCACGGCGGACGGCGTGATGCCTAACGCCAGCGTGATGCAACCTTCGGCGTGATGCCAATCCCAGGAGTGTAATGCAAATATGAATGAGAATTCCGTGAGCAATCAGGGCGCATCGGGCGATGCCCAGGTGGGCGACGCGCAGACCGGGGGACAGGACAGCACACAACAGGGCGGGCAGCAGCATGCGCCGCCTGCATCGTTCGACGCATGGTTGGCTACGCAGGGTGACGACACCCGTGAACTGGTCACTGGACACATTAGCAAGCTGCAAGGCGCTTTGACCGACGAACGCTCGCAGCGGCGCACGCTGGCAAAACAGATTGACGATTTGTCGAAGCAAGCGGAGCAGGGAAGCCAGTTGCGTGGTCAGTTGGAGAAGTTGAGCGCTGATTTCGAGGGGATGAGCCGGAAAGCGGCGTTCTATGAATCGGCGCCACCCGAAGTCACCAATCTGCGCCTGGCGTGGCTGCTGGCCAACGATGCCCAATTGGTTGATGAACAGGGTAAAACCGATTGGGGCAAGCTGCGCACTACCGCGCCTGAGTTGTTTAGACGCACGCCGCCGCCCGCCAACGCTGGCGCCGGCGCCAGACAGACCGGCGTCGATGATGGCCGCAGTATGAACGCCTTCATCCGCGCCGCAACCGGCCGTAAAGTTGAATAGGAGGAACGAACTATGCCAGTCTACAACAGTATTATCAGCCGCTCTGATGCCGAGGCGCTGATTCCCGAACAGGTAAGCCAGGAAATTGTGAAGCATGTCCCGCAGCAATCGGTGTTCCTGCGCATGGCGCGGCGTCTGCCCAACATGAGTAGCAAGAAGACCCGGATGCCGGTGCTGGCGGCGCTGGTGAGCGCGTATTTTGTCAACGGCGACACGGGCCTGAAGCAGACGACGAAGGCGCAGTGGGAGAACAAGTATATCGAAGCCGAGGAACTTGCGGCCATTGTGCCAATTCCCGAAGCTGTGCTCGACGACGCGGAGTACGATGTGTGGGGTGAGCTGCGCCCGCTGATTCTGGAGGCGCTAGGGGTGGCGATCGACCAGGCTGTGCTCTACGGGACGAATGCGCCCTCTTCGTGGCCGACGGCGATTGTGACGGCGGCGACGGCGGCGGGGCATGCGGTGACGCTGGGCACGGGCGCCGATATCTACGATGACATCATGGCGGATGGTGGGGTGCTGAGCAAGGTGGAGGCCGATGGGTTTGCGGTGACGGGGCACGTGGCGGCGCTGAGTATGAAGGCGAAGCTGCGCGGGCTGCGTGACGGCGCCACCGGCGTGCCTATCTTCAGCCGCACGCCGCAGGCCGCCACGCCCTATGAGATGGACGGCATTCCCATGGACTTTCCGACCAATGGCGCAGTCGATCCGGCCACCTCGCTGCTCATCTCTGGCGATTTCCAGCAGGCGCTCTATAGCATCCGTCAGGATGTGACGTATAAGGTGCTGGATCAGGCGGTCATTCAGGATGCCGGCGGGTCGATTATTTACAACCTGGCGCAGCAGGACATGGTCGCTTTGCGCGTGACGATGCGCCTCGGCTGGCAGCTGCCGAACCCAGTCAACCGCGCCAATCCGACGGCGGCCACCCGCTACCCGTTCGCCGTGCTGCTGCCGGCCGCCTGATCGAGCGACCAATCGAGCGTCGGAACAAGGTTCAATCTGTAGTAACTAAGGAGCATTTCTATGAAACGCACTGCAATCTGGGTCAGCGTCCTGCTGCCCGCCGTGTTGCTCTTCGCTCTGACTATGCTGTGGACGCCGTCCGCCGTCGCCGGTCCGATGGCGGCCCCGGCTGCCATTCCCACGCCGGTCAGCATTACGCCGGGCTCTGGCGCGCCGCAGCTGGTGACGCTTTTCAACGCCAACGTGAGCACTGCCGATGAGGGGGGGCCGGCCGCCGTCATCGCCGGCGAAAAGGTTGATTTGCAGTGGATTATCGACCAGACGGACGTGAACACGGTCACGTTGAAGCTTCAGTTCAGTAACAACGGCGTCACCTGGATCGACGGTGCTGCCTTCGTCACCAGTAACGCTGCCGACGCCGGCGATATGCAGCAATATGCCGTCTTTGGTCGCTACCTGCGCGCCTACGCCGACGTCAGCAACAGCAACCCGGTCACCGTCACGGTTATCGGACTGGTCAAGTAACCGAACTATGGCAACCGTACCAGGCGCACTCGTCGCCCAACTACGCCGGCTAACCGCCGAGCAGGTCGGCGCTTCGCCCTACAGCGACGCCGATCTGCTCGCGGTCATTGAACGCTACCCGCTGCCCGATGCCGCCGGCGCGGCCCCGGATGATAGTGCCTGGACGGGCGCCTGGGACATCAACCCGGCCGCGGCGGATATTTGGGAGGAGAAGGCGGCCACAGTGGCGGGCGCCTTCGATTTTGCGGCCGACGGCGGCGATTACAAGCGCAGCCAGATGTATGCGCAGATGGTGCAGCAGGCGCGGCGCTTCCGGGCGCAGCGGCGGAGCCGCACGTTCACGATGGTAGCGGAGCCGCCGCCGGCGGGGGCGGTGGTGCTGGAGAGCTATATCGGTAATTTGCCGGAGGAGTAGAGCCGGGAGTTCTGATCGAGCCGTCACGAGTCAAACATCAGGCGTCACGAGTCATCCGTCATCCGTGACGCCTGCGTGGTGACGCATGATGTTTGACGACCGACAACGCTTTCTTGTGGGACGGTATTGTGACCGACTATTCGGATAATTTCAACCGAGCCAATGGTGCGCCGGGCAGCAACTGGACGGCGGTGAATTCCGGCACGTGGGCGATTGCCAGCAATGCGTTGACGCAGAGCAACGTGATCGGGGTGTACCGGGGACTGCGTTGGACGCCGGCGTTTGCGGGGAATAATCTTTATGCCCGCGTCACGGCACGGGCGCCGGCAGGGATGGGTTTTGGGGTCCTGGTGCGCTGTCCTTCTTCCGGCACGGCGCTGACGGATATCGACGGGTACGCCATTGTCGGCTTTGTGGGCGACCAGTGGTACCGAATCGAGTTTGCCGACGGGTCTGATGCTGGCTATGTAGGGCTGGGGGGCACATGCGCCGCCAACACCAACTACACGATTGAGGTGAGGGCGGACGGTAGCACGATCACGGTACTGCTCAACAACAGCCAGTTGGCACAGTGGACGGACAGCACGTATACGACGGGCGGCGCCATGCTTGTCACCTACGGCGGCACGGTTACGTTCGATGATTTTGCCGCCGGCGATATTGCCAGCGGCGTTTCGGTTTCGGTGAACGACACGGGCGGCGGTGCGGATGCGTTGGCGCAGCTTGGTGTGACCCTGGGGTTGTTCGACGGCGGCGCTGGCTCGGAGGTGTTTGGCGGGGAGGCAAGCGTACCGACCGCTGATGCCGGGGCCGGGGCTGATATGCTGGCTCAGGTGCTGGCGGCGCTGGCGCTGGCCGAGAGTGGGGCAGCGGTGGATGCGCCGGGGAATGTGACGGCAAGCGTACCGGTGTCGGATGCCGGCGTCGGGAGTGACAGCCAGGCGATTACGGCGACGTTGACGGTTGCCGACACGGGCGGCGGCATCGATGCGGTGCTGGGCCTGATTCTGGTCGCACTTGCTGACAGCAGCGTCGGGGCCGACTCTCTTCGAAGTATCACGGCTAACATCAACATTGCCGATACCGGTGCTGCTGGCGAAGCGCAGGCCGTGGCGGTGGCGGTGACCGTGGCCGACGCTGGCAGCGCAGAAGCTGCAATCAATGTGCTGTCTGAAGCGATGAAGAGTATCGCCGACAGCGGCGCCGGGGTGGATGCGATTGCGTCACCATTGGTCGCATTACGGGTGTTGGATGGCGCAGGGGCGACGGATGGCCAGGCGGTCAGCGTGGTGCTGGCGCTGGCTGACAGTGGGGCGGCGGTGGATGCGCTGCATCTGTTGACTGAAGCGCTGAAGCGTATCGCCGACAGCGGCGCCGGAGCTGACGCCGTGTTGGTTCCAGCCGTACAGATTGGTGTGACAGAACTCGCCACCGGCGGGGAATCGCTGAGCATGACGATTACGCTGGCGGTCGACGATGTGGCAAGCGGGATTGAAACGCCGGCGGTGCTGGCGTCGCTGGCAGTGACGGACAGTGGCGCCGGCCAGACAGCGATCGCCGTGTTGTCGTCCACGCTGATTGCGCTCTTCGAGATGGCGACGGGCGCCGAGTCGATTGGGGTGACGTTTGACCCGCTGTTGGTGACAGACGCCGGAACGGGCAGCGAGGCGACGGCGGCGCAGGTTGCGCTGGCGCTGAGCGATGGTGCGGTGGGCGTCGATGGGCTGCTGGCGAGTGTGCTGGTCGCTGTGAGTGAGGCGGCGGCCGCGGTCGATGGCGTCGGCGATATCGTGGTCAGTGTGCCAGTGACGGACAGCGGACAGGCGGCTGTGGTGCTTGGTGCGGTGTCGGCGGTGCTGTCGGTGACCGAGATGGGCGCCGGCGTCGATGTGGCCGTTGGTTTTGATGCTGCAGTGCGCATTGTGACGATTGTCTTTGCGGTGCGCCGGCGCTCGGTAGCATTTGCGTGGCTGACCCGGTCGGTTTCGTTTGGCCTGACGCAGCGTGGGATAGGATTTTTGGCGCTGACGCCAGCGGTTTCGTTTGGTCTGACGCAGCGTGAGATTGAGTTTGGCTGGAATCAGTAGGAGGCAATGATGCGAGATAAGGCATTTTATCGAACAGAGTGGTTAATCCGGCGTTTTGCGGATGACGCTGCGTACCAAGCCGGGACGCCGACGCCGCTCGTCGATGCTGAGGGGCGGGAGATGCCGGGCGAGTCGGTGATCGACGGCAATTTGCTGCTCAATGAGGGGATCGCCGAGTTGTTGGATTTGGTCATCGCCAGTGGGACGCCGACGAATTTTGGGAATGCGAACGCTTATATCGGCGTGGGAGACAGCAGCACCGCGGCCGCAGCGACGCAAACGGGGTTGCAGGCATCGACCAACAAGGCTTACGCCGGCATGGAGTCCGGCTATCCGAGCCGCACGAACCAGACGGTGACGTGGCGGGCGGTCTTTGGCAGCGCAGTGGCCAATTTTGCCTGGCAGGAGTTCAGCGTCGCCAACGGGAACAGTGACGCCGCTGATAATCTGAATCGAGTTGTGAGCGATCAGGGTACGAAGGCGAGTGGGCAGACGTGGACGGTGGATGTCGCCATCACCCTGAGTTAGGGAGTAGGGAGCAGGGCGTCCATGGAGTGTGTCAACGAGCAGTCAACCGCATATCTGACGGTCAGTTTCCGGGATAAGGCGGGCGCGCTGGCGGCGCCGACGTCGATCGTCTATCGCATCGACGATGAGCAGACACGTGCGCAGATCCGGGGCGATACGGCGGTGCAACCGGCGGCCACGGTCGAGATCACGCTGACGCCGGCGGACAATGCGTTGCTGTCACCGTCGCTGGCCGTTGAGCGCCATGTTGTGACTGTCATCGGTGGCTACGGCGCCGACGACCAGGTGTCGGCGCAATATGTCTATGAGGTGCTCAACCTGCAGGCGGTGACGTGATGGAATTTATTTGGATGCGCGACCCGGCGACGGGCGCAACCCAGGAGATTCTGGCGAGTGAAGCTGTGCGCCGCTCTATTTTGCTACGGGCGGGTTGGGAGGAGATGCCCACCCCTGCAGAGCGTGTGGCGATAGAGCGTGTGACGATCAGGATCAACGACGAAACGGTCGTTTTGCCACCCGGCGCACAACCTGCGCCTGCTCCAGGTCACAAGCTAGTCGACGTCACCGACCACGACAGTGCCATCCGAGAATTTATTGAGATCCCGAATGAAGCGCCCAAGCGCAAGCGGAGCAAATGACGATGTTGACTGCCGCAGATCTGGCAGCGATGCGCAGTGCGCAGAGCGCCGCCATGCAGGATAGGTGTACGCTGCGGATATGGGCGCCGACGGTTGATGCGTTTGGCAGCGAAGTCGCCGGCTGGACAGAGCGCACGGGCGTGGCCTGCGGGCTGGACGTGACGGGTGCCAGGCAGAAGGAGCGGCGACGGGCCGATGGGACGGTGGTCGTTGCGCAGGCGGTTGTGCGCCTGGCGCTGGCCGACGGCGAGGGTTTGACGGCGCAGGACTCGATCATGATTACGCATCGCCACGGTGAGGCGCTGGCGTCTCCTCTCGTTTTTGGGATTGACGGGCCAGTGGAGCGAGGGCCGACGGCGGTGGTTGTGCGCCTGGTGGAGGTGAGCTGATGCCCGATATTTCTGTTCGCTTGCAGGGAACCGCTGAACTGCGGCGGGCGCTGAATCGGCTGCGTGGAGCTGAACGGCGCCAGGCGCAGCAGGATGGGCTGGAGGCCGGCGCCCGTGTTGTCGAGACGTATGTGAAAACATCCATGGCCGAAGGCGGCAAATCGGGCCAGCTCTATTCGCGTGGCGGGAAATCCCATCGCGCCAGCGCGCCCGGGGAAGCGCCTGCAGTCGACTATAGCAATCTGTACAATTCAATCCAGATTGAAGAAGTCACGCCGGAACAGGCGATTGTAAGCGCAAGTGCAGAGTATGCTGAACATCTGGAGTTTGGCACCAGCCGCATGGCGGCTCGTCCCTATCTGCGCCCGGCGGTGGATGAGCACGAGGGCGAGATTGTGGCGGCGATTGAGGATGCAGTGCGGCGGTTTGTGCAGTCGATTTGATCGACGGACAAGAATGAATTGTGGGACGAAGTTGGGTTGTTCGGGGTAGGTTGAATTTTTCGCATTTTTTGGAGTGCAGATGGAAGAGGATGTGCGCACGTATTTGCTGGCAGGTGACGAGGTGGCGACGCTGGTGGGGACGCGTATGTATCCCAGGAAGCTGCCGCAAACGCCGACGCTGCCGGCGCTTGTCTTTCAGCGGGTGGATACGCGGCGTTTGCACGGCCTGGACGGCGCCGACGGGTTGCCACGCGTGCGGCTACAGATTACGGCCTGGGCGACGCTGCCGCTGGGTGCGGCGACGGTGGCGCAGGCGGTGCGCAGCCGGTTGGATGGGGAGACGGGCGCTATGGGCGCCAGTACGATCGAGGCGTGTCTGTGTGTTGGCGAGCGGGATGTGACCGATGCGGAAGCAGGCCGCTTTGGGGTGGCGCTTGATTTTTTGATTCAGTTTCAGGAGGGATAGACGATGGCAGGCAAGGCAGCGTTTGGGACTACGATTGCGTTTGGTACGGGGACGGCGCCGACGGCGGTGGCGAATGTGACGGAGATTTCCGGTCTGGATGGCGATATGGAGGTGATCGATGTCACTGCGCACGACAGCGGCGGCGCC